TTCGGACCAGCACCGGACGAACGGCTCGAGCGCGAAATCGAGGAGGTCGAGCCGCGCCGTCAGCGCGGTCTTGTAGGTCATCGAATCATTCGGGACGCCGACCCCGACCGCGTAGTTCGGCATGTTGCAGACGCGAGCCGCTTGCGCGTCCTGATAGGCGCGACCTTCCACGAGTTGCAGCCGGCTCGGGTCGATCTGCGACTCGTGGTACTCGAGGGTCTCGTTCAGGTAGCCGATCGCGTTGGCGAGGCGGGAGAGCGCCCACCGGTCGACCAGATCTTGCGCGCCGATCGCGTCCTCAGGTTCCCCGCCGGTTTGCTTGAGCCAGCCGGCGGCGAGCTCGGCGCCGGCGAACCGGTTCGCGGACGCGTCGAGTTGCGCCGCGGTGGTCAGGGCGATCTGTCCGCCGTTCAGCACGCCGACGAGTGGGAGCTCGAACAGGAGCACGTCGCGCCGCTCGAGCTCCACGTCGGGGAGCCCGGCTTGCGGCGTCCAGGGATCCGGGTACCAGCCGCGCCGCCAGACCAGGCGGCGACCGTCGGTGGTCGGCTCGAGTTGGGTCCAGGGCATCCATTGCAGGGCGGCGGCGCGGCCGTTCGGGTCATCGACGGTGATCCGGGCGGCGGCCGCCCCGTAGAAAAACAGGTCGTCGGAGACCCAGGACACGAACCAGGCGCGTGAGTGATCGGGGTCGGGACGGTCCAACCAGCCCGCCGGGAGCTCCTCGAGGGTCCCGGCGCGGTCACGGGTCACGGTGAACGGGAGGCAGGACAGGACCCCGCACACCATGTCGCGGGACCGGTTCACCACCGAGTTTTGAATGGCGGCGGCGCGGGTGGTGACGGTCGGGACGGCGCGAGCGATCTGCGCCTCCGCGAGTTTGGCGGCGATCCCGGCGCCCGGATCGGGCGGCGGCGGCCAATCGGAGCGGGCGACACCGCGTCCGCCCCCGGCGCCGCCCGCACCTCCGCCCGCCGCCTCGCCGCGAAACGCGGCAGGAGCCACGGCGCGCGCGGCGCGAGTCCACACTCCCGGTGCCTCTCCCATATCTCCGCACAAGATCGCCGGAGAGCGGCCAAGTCAAGTGCCTCCGCACCCTCAGGGCCGAGAACCGGTCTGCGGCCGCCAGACGGCCGCCTAGCGGCCTCTCCGGCGGTCGAATCGCCGGCGGAGGATCCTTTCTTGAGTCGAGAGCGCGTCAAGCGCCCCGCGAGCGCCCTACGGGCGCCGGTTGCGGCCCGACCCGAGAAAGTACGCGCCCCGTATTCACCGGCGCGCCGCGCGAGTCACTCTCGGGCCTCGAGGAGTGAGCGGCCGGCCGGCGGCGAGCGTCGGGCATCATTTTTTCCGATACCTCGGGGGAGGCGACACCGGGCGCGACGAGCCGCTTTTCGGCCACTCTGCGCGGTGGCGGCGGACGGTTAGGACCTCGAGGACCTCGAGCGCGCGCTTGTTCGGTTCTGCGCGGTGGCGGCGGACGGTTAGGACCTCGAGGACCTCGAGCGCGCGCTTGTTCGGTTAGTGGGAGGCGGCGACCGCGGGACGTGGCGCCGGCGCCGGCGAGGCGACCAGACCCCACGAGGCGAGCACGGCGGCCATCAGCGGCGAGATATCGCCGGCGGAGCGGGTCCGCGACCAGGACCACGAGTCGCCGAACCGGCGGCGGACGGCGACGGCGGCGGCGTCATCGACCGCGACTTGTGCCCGGTGAGCGAGGGTCTGCTCCTCGAGCCGATCGGCGAACGTCGAACAGGCGCGGGCCACGTCGGTCGAGCCGAGCTCGAGCACGTCGACCCGGTGAGCGGCGCGGAGCTCGGCGACGATCGACGCCGATGTAAGGGTGTCGGCTACGACGAGCGGGCAGCGGAGCTCGCGGCGCAACGCGGCTACCTCACCGGCGACCCACGCGGTGCCGGCGCGGCGGCGCACCACCTCAACTACGACCAGGCGCCCGAGGCGACCGGCGAGAGCGATGCTCGAGGAGGACCGGTCGAGCGCCACGTCGAACGCGAGGACCGGGCGCGGCCCGGCCTCGAGCTCGGGGCGAGCGGCGCGCCGCCAAGCGGCGAGGTCGATCCCGTCGGTGCCGCCCATCCCGGGCGGCCACCGGTTCAGATACTCGCGGTCGAACCGTTCGGGTGCCCGCTCGAGCTCGGCGAGTTTGGTAGCGACGAACGCCGGCGCGATGGTCCGCCCGAGGGCGGGCATGGCGGCCGCCCACGTCGCCGGGTCGGCGCGGTCCTCCTCCTCGAGCGCGCCCCATTCAAACCAGGCGACCCCGGCGCCGGAATCGGCGAGCGCGTGCTCGCGTCCTAGCTCGGTGTAATGCCAGAACATGAGCGAACCGGCGTCGCCGGCGTTGCTCAGGATCCATAGCTGCGGGTCCGGCCGCGCCGCTTGGGTCGGAGCGATCGCGTCGACCACGGCGAACGGGAGGAGCGCGGCCTCATCGATCATCGCGGTGTCCAGACTCGAGCCGCGGCCCGCCTTCCCGGTGGCGGCGCGGATCTCCCACGTCGACCGGTTCGCGAACGTGATCCGCTCTTTGCCGTTCGATCGGCGGAGCTCGCGGACCAGCGGCGCGGCGCCGCCGGTGCCGAGCTCGAGGAGCCGATCAGCCGCTATCGACCGGTCCTGGCACAGGTAGGCGCCGCGCTGCCACCGGGCGATCGCGGAGCGGAGCAACGCGACGCCGTCCGTCAGGGAGCTTTTGCCTTCCTGGCGGCCCACCGACACACCGACCGTCGGATAGCAGAGCCGCCCGGGCGCATCGTCGGTGCCGTCATGCTCGCCGGCTACCTCGAGGACGAGCCGTTGCCACGGGAGCCAGCCGCCGCGCAGACCGAGGACCCGGGCGAGGAGCTCGAGGCGGCGCGGGGTCGCCCACGTCGCCCGGTCCCGGCGCCGGGTGCCGTAGCGCGGCGCAACCTCGAGGAGTGCGGTCACCCGTTCGGCGGCGGAGCAGGATCACCGGCGAGCTCGCGCCATAGCTCCTCGGTTTCGTCGGTGTCGATCACGCCGGCGCGAGTGAGGAGCGCGCCGGTGATCTGCGCCCACGTCCGAATCGCGCCCGCCACCACATACGGGGAGGCTTCGTCAGCCTCGCGGAGCCGTTCGGCGGCGTCGACATTGTCCGCCGCGCAACGCGCCGCCACAATCAGCGCTTCGTCCACCTGCTCGAGCCGCCCGAGCTCGCGGAGCGCCTTCACGGTGCGATCAGACCCGAGCCGCGCCCGGCCACGAGCTCGCCGCCCGGTCGAGAACAGGCGGCCCTGCGGGTAGTCGGCGCCGCTCATATCGGCGCCCGCCACCGGATTAGGTGCCGGTGCGGCCACGCTCGGTCTCGGGTCCACCCGGCGCGCTCGAAGCAGTAGCCGGGGTTCGTGCCCGGGACCCGGCGCCGGTCGACCCACGTAACCCACCCGTCCGCCGGGAGCTCCTCGGCGCGCCACCGGTCGCGGGTTAGCGCCATCGCGGCGACGATCAGGTCCGACGAGAGTCCGGCGCCTTCGTTGCGGAACATGGAGCACCGCCACGCGTCGAGTCCGTCGAGCGCGAGTGCCGGCGCCGGCCAATGCGAGATCCAAACGGCACGCTCGCACGGCGTCACGAGGACGAGTAGCCGCCCGGGCGGCCCGACCTGTCCGGCGCCGACGCGGCCACGCGAATAGTGCGCGTCGGCGAGGCGGTTAGCGGCGGCGTCACCCTTCGTGCGGAGTGTCCAGACCACCGGATCGATGCCCGGCAGGGTGAGGGTCGCCGCGCTCATCGCCGGCCGCCGGTGAGGATGGCGACGCCGACGGCGAAACCGACGGCGCCGGCGACGATCACGAGCTCGAGGAGGACCACCGACCAGGTCATAGTGGTAGCTCGTCGTCCTCGAGCGGGGCGAGCTCGCCGCGTCCCCACCGGCGGAGGAGGTCGGCGAGGTCGGGCCACGTCGTGCGCGTCGCCGCCTCATACGGGGTGACCAGCCAATCACGTCGACACCGGTGGCAGCGGAGCCGGGTGAACGTCCGCCACCGACCGACGGGCGCCACGTCGAACGAGGAGCCGCACCGGGAGCAGTAGCAAGCGGGCGCGAGCGCCATCAGAGCTCGAGCTCGAGGTCTCGGGCGCTACTGCGACGA